CTATTGCTGATCTTGCTGAGGTTCGATCACTCGTTGAGTCGCTTCCCGACCATCTTCAAGCTTGACGACGGTCTGGCGGATCTCTTTGATGCGCGGGGCGTTGACGTGATACAACTGGTTGAGCTCGGATAGAGCATGTTCGATCTCTCGATCGCCAACGGCGCGCTGTTCGCCACCGCGCAGAGCGATCGCAGCCTGCAGCTTGACCTTCGCCATCGCCGCACTGTCCTTGTGGTCCATCGTCGCCAGACCGTGAAGTTCCTCGAGGCCGACCACTTTGTATGCGCGGGTGAGATCCGATACTCGGGCGTCGAATTGCTCGCTGCTCATGCGAGAGTACGACGGATCGACCTTGACCTTCTCGATCGCCGCGGCGAATCCCTGAAGTTCGGCCGATGCACGAATGTATCCGTCCAACTCGTGCGCGGTGCAGTCGAGCGTGGACGAAGCCAGGAAGATGTCCCCCTTCGCTTCAGTCAGGGCGGTCTTGATCGATTCTTCGGAGATCAGGCCGGCGCGCATCGCGCGTCTCACTTGCGACCCCTCGTCGATGTTTTCGCAGCAGGCTTGCGCGCTGTATTTGCAACGGTCGAGTACCGCTTTGCTTCTTTCGCCGCGTGCGCCTGCGCTGCCGAATGGCGCGATCGGTCCTGCATAATTTCCTGAGCTCGAGCGAGCGTGTCAGCATCAGACTGTGCACGCCAGCGTTTCTCATCCGCCGAAATGCTCATCGGAGCGGCGCCGGATCTTTTAGTCGCCATTACGTTCTCCTAGTAGGAAAGCCCTTTCGCGTAACCCATCTGCTGCAGGTCGGGCAGTTGCTTCTTCAGTCGGCCGACGCCGATATCCGTTCGGTAGAACGGGCTGTTCGGGATCTTCACCTTCTTGATCGCGCTGTACGCCGACCGGCGCGCGCCGGTGATCGTCTCGCCGGTACCGGTCGCGATCAGCACGTAATCGCCGGCCGTCACGGGGCCCGGCAGGTCGACCACCTTGCCGTTCACCTCGCGAGGTGCGGTGCCCATCATTACCTCGGAGAAATGCAGGTGTTCCATGTCCTCGGCGCCGTAGATCGGGATCCCACACAGCTCCTTGTTCGTGATCTTCGAGTACGGAAAGTCGGGCAGCGCCATCAGCACCGAGATGCAGACCTCGTCCATGCGAATCTTCAGCGTGTCGCGGCCCTGGATCTTGTCGGCCATCCACTGCGCCGGGTCACCCTCGATCAGCGCGGTCAGGTTGTGGCGGATCGGCCAGCCATCGCGCATCGTCCATTCGAGCGGATACGGGCCCTTACCGTCGGTCGGAATCATGCAGTTGACGTCGACGTAGCCGACGTAGCCGATCCGCTTCAGGTGCTCGGTAGCCGGCTTCAGCACCTCATCGGCGAGCTTCGACTGCCGGACGACGCGTACTGTGGTGCCCATTTCGCCGGTGTTCACGCCCAGGTCGCCGTTCATCAGCTTCTTGTTTTCCCAGTTCTCGACCCAGCCGCGCGACCAGCCGTCCGGGCCGAAGAAGCCCCCCACGGCCATTTCGATGCCGCTGATCTTCTCCTGCAGGATGAAGCCGTCCTTGCGCGCCGCCGACCGGTACTTGTCGATCTTGTTCCACCGGCCGAGCATGTAGACCATGTCGGCCGCGCTGTCGGCGACGTAGGACATCGCGCGCTCGCCGTCGCCGGACGGCTTCGACACGAACGCCTTGCCCTGCTTCTTCACGTAGGCGATCGCAGAATCGTAGTCATGGAAGGTCTTGCCGGGGATGATGCGCATCCCGCACTCTTCCATGACCTTCTGGCCGGCTTCGCGATCGAGCTCCCATTCGACGGCCGCCAGATTGCAGCCGTAAATCGGATATCCGATCCGACGGTACGGCTCGAGCATCTCGAGATAGCTGACGTTGTCGGGCGTGTAGATCAGGTCGGCCCACCCCAGCCACTTCCGTCGCAGTTCGTCGTAGTTGCGGATCTTCGGCACAATCCCTTCGCCAGCATGACGGTCGGTCCCGTCCGGGCGTGGCTTGTCGTACCAGAGCACCTGATGCCCCCACGCCTGGCACCGCATCAGCCAGTCGAGGCAGTTCGAACCGACGTCAATCGCGAGGATTCTCATGGAGTAGGCGGTCGCTGAAGGAGTTGTTCGGTTACGGCGGGGCCGGCGCGGTTATATAAGTTCGCGGCGACCCACGGAGCCACGGCGGCAGCCGGATTGACTCCCAGGCCTGCACCCCCAAGCACGCCGGCCACGATGCCGCGTTCGGCCGTGTTCGACGTGCCCGGCTCGCGCAGGAACAACGAACCAATGTCCGCCAGCTTGCCGAGCTCCCCGCCCTGGCCCATCGCCATCGCGCGCTTGCCATACGCGTTCGACGTAACCGCTCCCATCAGCGCCTTGGGGCTGATGTTACCGCCCGGCGACTTCGCCACGAGCGGCTCGATCGTCTTTCCGATCGCATACTGCCGGCGTGCAGCCGCGTATCGCGCGGCTTCATCGGGCGACAGCTGCGGCAGGAACGAATCCTCGATTTCGCCCTGCAGGTCGCTCAGCGCGTGCCGCAGGTCGCCGTTCGACGTGCTGCGGATCGTCGACTTCAGCTTCGTCAGAAACGGCCGCAGCTTCGCCCCATCGAGCTGACGCGCGGCCGACGTCGCGCCACCACCTGTGAGCGTCTGGCGCGGGCCGGCGAGCGCTTCCAAATCGTTGATGTATCCCTGCACGACGCCCTGCACTTCCGGTAGCTGGTTGCCCTTCGCGCGCTGCAGGCGATTGAGGAACGCGTTGTCGATCGGAATGCTGTGCGCGGCCGTGATCGCGTCGATCTCGGTCCCCGACTTCTTCATCGCGTTGGCGTACACCTGGCGCGTGAGCTTGTCGCCTTCGCCCCCGATCGACTGGATCAAGCGCTGGTTGAACACGCGCTGATTCGCACCCGACGTCTCGCCGGAGAACGGCACGTCCGACGACAGCTGCCCGGCGATGCGCCCGAATTTGTTCTCGTACATCTGATCCGGCCGGAAGCGGAAGCCCATCTCGTGTGCCTCGCGCGCCAGGCGCAGTGTCTCCGGATCGACTTCCGGCAGTGCGCGAGCAGCGGCGCGCACGGCGCCGCGGCCGACGGCATTCGCCCCAGCGCGCGCGGCGCCGGCTGCGCCTTCGCCGGTCGCCAGCACGCCGCGCGGTACTTCCGGGATTCGCGAAATCATCGGGGACTCGGCCGGCAGGCCCTGCAGCGCGTGCATCAGCCCGGAATTGCCGAGTGCCTCGACGTCGGCCCGGCCGGCGTCGGTGCGCGGCTGGTACGTCAGCTTGTTGGCCAGCGCGGCGCCAGCGCGCTCGCCTTCCTCGATGCCCTGCTGCGTGCCGTACTTGCCGCTCGTGAGCGTCTTACCGATGCCGTACGCAGCGCCCACGGGCGCGGCCAGCGCGCCGGTTGCGGCGGACAGACCGGCTTCGCCGAGCCCGACCGCGCTCTTACCCAATCCGAGCAGGCGCTCTGCGATGGTGTCGGCGTGCTTCGACGCCGGAGCCGGCGTCGGTCCATCAGGCGGCAAGCGATCGAGAGGCGCAACAGGGCCGCGCGTCGCCGACGGTGCAGCGCCTCCAGCTGAGCCAAGTCGCTGTTGGAGAATTGCAAACGCCTGCTCCTTCGTAGCGCCGTCAGGGCCCTGGACGTCATAGTTCTTCCCGTCCGGAGAGGTGAAAGTGAACGTGGGCATCAGTGCTCCTTAACCGACCAACCAGCCGGCAGGCCGGTAGATGCGGAACCTTCACCGCGCCCTGAAATGCGCGCTTTCTGCTGAGATTGGACTTCGGCGGGGGCTTGGCGCGCCGCCGCCATCTCCTTTTCCATCATCGAAAGGACCGCGTTCAGTTGCTCAGGCGTACTGGCGGTGGACAGCAGTTCGCGCGCGTGCTCTTTGTCGGACACCGTCGGCACACCGGTCGGACTGATCGCACGAGCGTAGGCGTTCACCGACGTGTTCAGCGCCGTGCCGAGCGCAACGACGCGCGGATCGCCAGTACCCGTTTGAGCAGCCTGCATCGCACGGTTCACGCCAGGAAACTCGGTGCGCGGCAGCGCGGCCGAGGCTTCGCGCACGAGCGGGAAGGTCTTCTGAGCTTCGGCAACGGCCATGCCGATGTTCGCCGCGCGCGTGGCGCCCGTCCGGGCTGCTGCCTTCTCGCCCTGGAACCCCGCGTTCGCAGCTGCGATGTCGGCGCCAGTTCCACCCGCTTCGCGCTCCTGACGCATCACCTCGCGACGCAGCGCGATGATGTTCTTCGCGCCCTGTGCGCCGCGGCCGAGGTTCTGGTAGACCGACGTATCGCCCGCGCGCGCCTGTTCCGCCAGAAACTTCAGGTCTTCCGGCGAGAATTTCGCGTCGTCACCGTTTGCCATCGCGATCGCCTGCCGGCGAAGCGCGATCGATTCAGCACGCAGCTGATTCGATTCGGCGCGGGCTTGCCGACGGTCTTCGCGGTTCAGCGCATTGTCTTCCGCGCGTTGGCGCAGCGCGTCATAGCGCTCCTGCAGCTGTGCGATCTGCAGCTGATGCTGGAACTGCTGCTGAATCTGCGCGGCCTGCTGCTTCGCCTGCGAGTCGAGGATTGGCGTCAGTTGCTGCAGGCCGGCCATCAGGTCGGCACCGGACAGGCCCTGATCCTTCAGAACCTTGATCGCGCCATCGAGCGAAAGCGGTCCGGCTGATTGCTGCATCGGGCCGGGGGCGTTCGAAGGCGGCGCAGGAATTTGCACAGGTGTCGCCTGCGCCGGCGAGCCCGCAGTCGGCAGCGGCCGAAACGGGGCGACAGGCGGCTTCCCCGACATACCTGCGGGCATCCCAGGGGGCAACGGGGGCGTGTTTCCAGGCATCGGCGGGGGTTGAAGCATGCCCGCCGACGGCTGCTGCGTCGGTACCGACGGCTGACCCGGATTCGGTGCCTGCGGCGGGGGCGGCATTTGCGCCGGCTGGCCGGCCAAAAGCTGCGGCAAAGCGTTGCCGGCCGCCTCGAGCGCAGCCTGTTTGCGCTGACGGTCCTGCTGCTCCTGCTGAAATTGAGCGAGCTGCAGCGCACGCAGCTGCCGCTGCGCGGCTTGCTGCTCGGCGGCCTGTTGATACTGGAGGAAGTAAGGAAGTCCCGCGAGTCCGGCCATGGCTTACCCCATCGTGAAACCGTACTGGTTCCCGCCGCCCGAGTAGTACGGACTGGACGTGAACGCGCCGCTGAAGTCGCCCCCGCCGAACGATCCCGTGGTGCCGTTGAAGAAATTGCCGAAACCGCCTGCGTTTTGCACGGCGTTCCCAAGGCCCGAAATTCCCTGAGCCACACTGCTGCCGAGCGCGCCGGCGCCCTGTGCCTGGCTCTGGAACGGCACCGACTGGGCGCCAGCGCCGTAGTTCATGTACGGGATGATTCCGCTCATGATCCCTTCGGCGGGGCCGTACACGTTCGAGTTCAGGAACGAACCGTACGTGTTCGCCAGCGACCCCGGCACGCCGGCGATCGTCTGCGCGGTGTTGTATGGCGTTGAGCCGGCCGCCAGCGTGTACCCAGGCGCGGCTTGCAGCTGCGACGTGCCGAGCTCGCCGTATCGTCCAGCGGTACCCGCCGCGCCGGAGTATGCCTGTAGCCCCTGAGCCGCGCGCTGCAGTTGGTTGTTCTGCCAGTCGATGTTGAAGTTCGACAGCGCCTGGTTCTGCACGCCGGCGCCGGCTGCGGACGAGCCGAGCCCGTACATCGAGTTCGTCACGCCAGTCTGCTGCGTGAGCTGGTTCAACGTGCGATCGTAGAGCGCGCTCTGCGGATCCAGACCCATGTTGAAGACCTGCTTCCCGGCACCGAGCAGATCGTTCTGCGTGTTCAGGTTCTGGGTGCCCTCGTAGTTCATCAGGGAACCGAGATAGCCGTACTGGTTGCCGGCGACGTTCGCGGCATTCTGGTATGCACCGCCGTACGCGTTGTTCGCGTTCAGACCGCCATACAGCGACTGCAGACCGTATTGCCCCAGGTCGTTCCCGCTATAGATCTGGTTGATGTTCGACAGCAGGTTCTGCCAGGTGGTGTCGGCGGTGCCGAGCCCGGTCGGGGTGTAATAGGACGCGCCGCCCCCGCTCGTGCTGGGCGACATGGCTCCCGAAATTGCGGAGCCGGCGACGCTCCCGACTACCCCAGCGACTGCTCCCCACGGCATGGCTTACCCCTTCATCAACGTTTCCGGATCCGCCACGCTTTCGGCGTGGATGCAGAGCCATGTCAGGTTTGTCAGCGCGGTAATGCGATGCACGCGGCCGGCCTTCACTTCGAGCATGCACGGACCGTGCAGCACGCTCAGCTCCCCGTCGACGTCGAGCATCGCGGTGCCGTGCGCCAGATAGCTGAGGTGGTCGTAGTCGTGCACGTGCTTCTGCACTTCCTCGCCGGCGTGCAGCGTCTGCTCGCGCGCATACACGCCGCCGGCGGAGAAGTGGTGCTTGATGGTCATTTCTCGCACCTGATCGACACGATCAGCGTGATCCGATCGTCGTCGCCTTCGTTGACCACTTCATGCTCCTTCGTGTTATCGAAGTACCAGACCTCCCCCGGCGCCATCGCGACCGTCTCGTTCTCGACGCGGTTCCAGCACTTCGGGTTCGACTGCAGCGGCACATACAGCTTCGTGTTGTAGTGCCGCACATGCCAGTTGTCGTCGGCGTGCGGCAGAACGCGCCCGCCGGGCGGGATCTTCGTGATGAGGATGCCGCCCAGGCGCGTGCCTTCCACGCGCGCCATCAAACCGAATACGATCGGGCGCGCCTGCGGCAGCGCGTACCATTCCGGATAGAAGACAGCGTCATGCGCGTCGTTGAACCCGGTGTAGTCGCCGGCCGCCTTGTACGGCTTCTCGTCGTTGTACCGAAGCCAGATATCCGACACGTCAGCGTGCGGGCCGCCTTCCGGGTCGGTGCGCGCGGTATGTCGATTCCACAGCCCCGGTTGCCGCGCAATTGCGAGCAGCAGCGGGGCCGTGTCGATACCACCACCGATTCGGATCAGGTTGTTCATTTGCCTTTGACCTGTTGATAGACGTGCATCCCGCCGAGCCCGAGCATGCCGATCGTGATCGTCGCGAGCTGCGTGAGATCCATTTCCGTCAAGACGATGTGGTGCCCGAAAAGCGCGGAGATATCGCTCATCGCCGGCCGCAGTACGAAGTTCCAGGCGTATCCGGTCACGCACACCCACCCCATCCCACCACGCCAGTGCTGCAACGGGTCGCTGCTCTGCGCCTCGGCCTGGTTGATCTGCATTTGGCCAGTGATCTGCGCGAGCTCGCCCGTCTGCTGCAGCTGGAGCAGCTGCAACTTTGCGGCGGCCGCCTGCGCCGGATCCGGCCATACGCGATCGATGACCTTCCCGACAACGTCGGAAACTGCGGAAATCGGATCGAGGAATCCCATCACGCGGCTCCCTTCAAAAGGTTGTTGGCAATGCGGTTCGCCCACCCGTGGCTGAACGACGGCCAGTTATGCAGGTCGGCCAGATATTTCAGCCGGTATGCGAGGAACCGCGCGACGATGCGCAGCGGGTCCGCTGCGTTCACCGCGGCGATCGTCACCGGTCCGATCCGGCCGTCAACTTCCACTCCCGCAGCTTTCTGCAACCAGGTCACCGGTAGCCCGCCGTTGTACGCGGCATCGAAGACCTGGAACGCCACGCGCGGATCGAACTGGTCGCAGTAATACGGATCCCAGTAGACCGTTTTCGCGATCAACTTCGCCGTAGCCTGCGGGAGCTGGCGCATATCACCGCCGTACCCATGCGCACGCGCGACGCGGGCAGTGACACCCCACATCGTTTCGCCGCCGGGGTCGGCCGAGTTGTTCGAATACCCGCCCTCGTTTCCCATCAGGGCCGCGAAGGCGTCGTCGAAGCTGCTCACAGCTTGCCCACCGCATGCAGGATCTGCTCGACCTTCTGCTCCGCAGTGGCCTCGGTGTCGTTGACGATGGTCGTCACGCGCGACTCGAGGTCGGCGAGTTCCTTCGCCGCGTTGCCGAGGCCAACTATTTCCTCGACCTTGTCGACGAAGGCGCGGCCGTCGTTCGCCAGCGCCTGGAAACGCGCCTCGATGGCGGATTTGATCGATTCGAGCATGTCCATCTCCTAGAGGAACTTCTTGAAGCCACCACCCGCGCCGTAAGCGGCGAGCGCGACTAGGGCGTACATGAAAACGCGCCACGCCAGTCCGAGGACACCCCGACCGACGTTGAGCTGGAAACGCTGGGTGATGCCGCTTTCGATCTGCTCGGCGATCGCCTTGACGTCGTCTTCGGTGAGAGTCCGGTTTCCCATGGTTTCCCCGATTTACTGGTGAGATTGTGGTTTTGTTTCCCGACCGTCGGAAATCTGGTCCGACTGCGGCGTTTCGACGTCCCGGATCTGCTGCGGGCGCCGTGCTGCCTGCGAAATCAGGTTGTTCAACGTGTCCTGCCGGCCCACCACTTCGTTTCGCATCGACTCGACCGCGGCCTGAGCGCCGCGCGCTTGCCGCGCGTTCTCGACGAGCAGCATCGGCAGCCAGCGCACCGAGCAATCCCACTGATCCACCGAGTGGCCGGTCTGCGGGTTCTGCCCGAGCATGTGCACCCAGAACATGCATGCGTCGCCGACGCACGGCTTGCCGAGCAGCGGGCAAACGGGTTCCTTTTTCTTCACGATTTCACCGCCACGATCTGGTCGACGTATTTGCAGTTCGCCGTCAGCGTGTGGCTGTGCGCCCCACCACCGCCGGTGTTCTGCAGGTTCGCCGTGCTGGAATTGACCGTCAGGCCTGTTGTCGCGCCGCCGGTCGCTGCGGCAATCGCGAAGGACGTGGCGCCGCCACCATAGTTCCCCGCGCTCGCGGCGTTCGTGTAGAACGCCGCGCCACCCGGCCCCGGATGCGTGTGTGGATTCTCCGTCGTACCGTGCACGTGCCCCGAATCCGTGTGGGCATGCGCCGGCATCTCGGCGACAGACAGCACGTGTCCGTCTCCGGAAAACGGCCCGAGAATCAGATTTCCCGCGCCGACTGCGCCCCCCGACCCCGAGAACGCCGAAGGCGTTACGCTGCGCATGAATGCATCGAGATAAATGGCGTTCGTCTGCGCCGTCCATCCGAGCGGTGCGGACGCCTGTTGAAACGCCATGGTCGTGCCGCTCGGCGCGGTCAACGTACCGATCTGGTTTGCATTTGCGTTGACCTGGTTCACGATGAAGTTCAGGTCGGCCATCACCTGCGACGCGTCGGCGGTCGTCCCGTTCTGCAGGTTGTTAGGCAGGTTGCCGATAATGGGCATAGCTCACCTCTGGTTCGTATAGCCGGCGTCCTGGTACCGGGCGAAGAAGGTTCCGATCTGGATCTCGTTGACCGGCGTCACCAGCACGTCGATGGCCATCTTCTGGAAGACGAGAGCGATCGGCCACGGGATCGTGTACACGTGCGGAATGGACGTGTCGCTTGACCAGTTCGCCAGCCCCCACGTGAAGGCTCCCCAAACCGATCCACTCGGTTGCGTTGTCACAAATGCAGTGCCTAGTGTGCTGTCCTGATCGTCCAGGGCCGTGAGATTGAAATTCACCCCGTTGCCGGTCGACGAAAGCTCGATCGTTGACTCGACCACCTGGATCTGCTGCATGTGGCCGGTCTTCGGGAAGCTGGCGGAGCGCAAATGCGCGGTCAGCGCGGCGCCGGCGTCCGCGTAAGAGCTGCTCGAGGTGGGAATCGTCGTGCTGATGAACAGCTTCGCGCCCTGCGCGGCGCTCGACAACACAAACACGTTCCCATATTGCGCGGCGCAGTCGTACGGGAAGCTGTGCGGGCCCGTCCAGCGCTTCCGGCGGATGTCGTACCAGTAGTCGTTCGTCTGCGCCTGCCCCTGGATCAACGTCGGTACGCAGACCCGGTAGATGTTCCCTGAGAACGAAGCGCTGATGCGCGACGGCTGGGTGGCGTTTTGGAACGGCACCTGGAGATCGGCAGGGAAATCCGTTCCCGGCCGACTCGACAGCGGTACCAGCGTGCCGAGAAAGTTCAGGATGTAAGGCGCATCGGGGCCCGCGAAGAAGATCCCGAACGGTCCCTGCACGACGCTTCGCGGCGCGATGCACCCCGTCGTGAGCGAGATGTAATTGAGCGCGAGATTGTTCGTGGTCGGATCGCCCGTCACCTGCCAGACCTGGGATTGCTTGAACACCACCAGCGCCCCGATCACGCCGCCTGACGTGGTCTGGATCGGCAGGCCCGACTGTGCGGTGACCGGTGTCGTGTCGCCGACGGTCACAGCCTGCGTCGCGTTCGTACGCGTGGTCGGCGCGAGCGGATCGCTGAAATTGAGCGTGTTCCCGACGGCGAACCAGGCGCGGTTGTTGAAGTTCGCGACCGACGTCGGTACACCCGCGAGGGGGTTCGTGGCCAGGTTCGCCGACGACCAAGCCGGCGCGGCCGGGTTCGAGATGTCGAGAACTCCGAAGAAGTTCGACCCCACCCCGCTGAATCCCGGGTGAGTCACGAGGATCTTTGTGCTGACGACCGCCATCGTCGGGGGCGTCCACGGCCCGCTGGTCGAGGGCGACGACGGGACGTTCCCCGCCGTGACGCCGGTGATCGTGACAAACGAGTTCGTTAGCAGGTTGTATGCGAACGGCTCGTCGAACCCCGGATTGCGCGTGGTCGACACCATTCCATACGCGATCGTTCCGATGACGATGAACACCGACACGAACGTCGGCGTGGTGAAGCTGCCGAACGACGTAGCAGCGCTGCCGACGCCCGGGCGTGCCACGACAATTTCCGGGTTGCCCTGGTCGAAAACAAGGTTGGTCAGCAGCTGGCAGGCGCCCGGAAACGCGTCCGTTGCGTCGAACGCATCGCATAGCCCCTTCGGGGTGAAGCGGACCGGCTTCGCATTGCGGATCGCCATGTCGCGCCTCTCAATCCGTGATCTTCGTCGGCTTCAGCGTGCGGTTCGTGTGGAAGCGCCGCGGATCGAGCCGCGCCGACTTGACCACCTGCTGCTCGTCGCCTTCCATGATCAGGTGGGTGCGCAGCATTGCCTCGCACTGCGCGCGCCACGATTCCTGACGGGTATCGTCCGTCTCCCCCATAAGCTCGACGGCCGTTGCCTTGATGAGGTACTGCTGATCCGGGAACCACGGAATGATCGACGACGTTTCCGGCGCGGCAATGTCCGGCTGCTTCACCATATACCGATGCGTCAACGTGATTTGCCCGGACGATTGCGGGTAGATGAAGAGCTGCCCGGCCGACTGCTTCGCCTGCGCGGTTGTTTCGTCGTACAGCAGCGTCATGAACTCGTACGGATAGTTCGCGATCGACGGATCCTTGAATTCCTGATCCCACTCCTCCGGCGAAATCGGGTGCAGGAAGTACGGCAGGTTGTTCTGCTGGAAAAACAGGTCGTACGGGCGCAGGTAATTGAGCGGCAACGTGAACGGACCGTAGTTGTTGGCCTGCACGTTAATGAATTCGGTGACCCGGTTGATCTTCAGGTCACGATGCAGCCAGAGGTCCTCCAGGACCATGTTCAGATAGATGCCGCCCTGCGACAGCCATCCCGGCGCCTTCGCGATCGCGCAGGCGCGCGCGACAATCTGTTGGGCCTGGAGGTAGGCCATTTCACTTCCCTGCGCGGGCGTCCGCGATCTTCTTGCGTGCCTTCTCGAGCTCGGCTTCGATGCCCTTCAGCTGCTGCGGCGCGTTCTTCAGGTTTGCTTGCTCCTGGCTCGACAACGCCTTCGACCCGGCCTTGCCGGCGGTCTTCGCGTTCTGGCGCTCGAGCAGATCCGCATACGCGCGTGCGACGTCGGCGTGGGCTTTTTCCCACTGCTCGATATGAGCTTCGAGGACCGGAATTTCCAGCATGCGTTGCTGGCGCTGAAGCGCTTCGCGTACGGTGTCCATGCGGGCATCGAGCGAGGCTTTGTCCTCGCCCTCTACCAGATAACCGCTGGCCGAGAGCTGCGCCTGATTCGGCGCCGGGAGAGTGATCGAGAAGTTGCCGATCACCGTTGCAGCCGTGACTTCCTGAGAGGCTTGCGACATGGTCTTCCTTTCGGGGGTGAGGGATTACGATCGCGCCCAGGCCGGCACGGGGCCGCCGCCGAGCACTTTGTTCTGCGCCTGCTTGTACGGGTTGAATGCGTGCCCGTTGATGTCGTTCTCGTGCACCCACGTGCGCGCGACCATTTCCTTGATCGAGCGGAGCGTGTCCGTATCGAACTTGTACGTATGGCCGTGCAGGTACGGGGTGCCGTTGATCTTCAGGTGCTCACCACCGCACGGCGCGAGGTCGATGCGGTACCACCAGAGATCCGTCTTGCCGTCCTCGGCCTTGCCGGCGAAGCGCTCGACGACGCCCGACGTCAGCAATGCCGATTGCGCCTGCGCGGACAGCCGCGCCGATTCTTCCTCGGCGATGTCCTTCGCGGCGCCCAGCTTCGCGTTTTCGGCTTCGAGCGCCTTGATGCGCTCGAGCAGTGCTTCGCGGCTTTCTTCGACGGGTGCGGCGCCGCCGAGCAATTCGTCGGCGTCAGCCGACTCGGGAGCCGGCTTGCCCGGCTCCTGCGAGTTACGTGCGACCATCAGTTACTCCTTACGGGGTGGTCACGGTACCGCCCTGATAACCCGGCGCGAATGCGGAGCCGCATTCGACGCGAGCCAGGAAGGCCGTGTTGAGCAGAATCGAGCCGTAGAAAACCTTCCACGACACGACCCGGGTCTGGTTCAGCGGATCCGATTTGTCAGCGCCGGTCAGGTAGTGGAACTCGGGGTTCTCGAGCAGCACCTGGCCGTAACTGTGGTTGCCGATGAAGATCACCGGGAATACCGACACGCCGTTCGCCGGCGCGGCCGGCGGCGTTTGCGTGACGCCGATACCGGTCAGCGTGACCGTCTGGTTCGGTTGCAGCTGCGTTGCCTGACCAGCGAGCACACCGGTGACCGGAACACCGTTGCCGATCGCCGTGGCGAGATTGGCCGGGCTCGTGGTCGTGCCGATGTACACGTTGAACACGTAGTTCGGGAACGACGGCAGTGTGACCGAGATCGAGCCGGTCGGGCCCGTCACGCTGATCGACGACGACACCTGGTAGATCGTCTGTTCGACCGACGTCAGAGCCGGCGCGGCCGTCACCTGGATGTAGTACGTGCCGGTTGCGAGCTGGCCGCCCGAGGCGGACGCGGTACCGTTGATCGCGGCCGCACCGGTCCAGTACGGCATCATGTTCGTTTCGCAGAAACGGATGCCGCCGAAGTCGCCGAGCTCGTTGTTGTAGAGCCGGTTCACGTCGCTGTACGCCCAGGCTTGCTGCACGGACGAGTTCTCGCGCATGTCCTGCGCGGAGAACGGGCTGATCAGGGCGACGTAGTGCTGCTTGACGCGCGGCGTCGTGGACGGATCGCGATATGCGCCGGCCTCGATCATCATGTCTTCGCGCTCGTCGCCATTGAAGCGCGGAACGCCGTAGGCTGCCATCGATGCGAACAGGCGGTTCGATTCGTGCGGTGACATCACGTTCGACGCGGTCAGCGCAGCACGGTTTGCTGCGCCCCCGGCGTAGTTCACCTGCGGCGCGGACAGCAGCGTGTTCAGCGTGTTGCGCTCGAGCGTTTCGGGCATCTGGATCGACACCAGCTCGCAGGCTTGCTGGAACAGCGGGTGCTTGATGGTGAGGTTCGCGACATCGGTGATGATGACGCGATCGCCCCATTGCTGAGCAGTGGCGCTGACCTGTTGCAGCGTCATCGCTTCGCCCGGAGGCGCAACACCTTCCTGCAGCGGCGCGTACGGCAGCGGCAGGCGCTGGTAGCGCGACGCGGTGTACGTCGTGCCGCGGTTCGTGTCGAGCTTCAGCGGTTTGCCGAACTGGTACGCGACCAGCTGGCGGCGTGCAAGCGGCTCGACCTCTTCCTGGATGTACGCTTCGACGTCAGCCGTAAAACTCGTCGACTGGTTCGTCACCCCGGGGAACATGAGGCCCGTCAGGAGGGCCAGAATTTTTGTCAGCATGGTGTCCTCGTGCTGGTCAGATGTTCACGTCGGCCAGACGCGCGGTGCGCTTCTGGTGTTCGGTTTGCCCGCGGGCCGGCGGTACGTTTGAGCGCACGCCCGGCGTCTTGCCGCGCGGAACGTCGGCAGCGGGCGCCTTGGCTTTCGCCTTCGGCTTCAGCTTGCCGTCCGCGATGTCCTTGCCGAGCATGTAGTAGTAGACCGCCTCGCGCGACGCGTTGCGGCCTGCGCGGCGTTCGTCCTGCACGGCCTGCTCGACGCGATCGCGATAGCGTGCGCGGTGCGGGTCGCTGGCGATCTTCGCTTCGAACAGTGTCTGGTCCCGCAGATCCTGCGCCTGGAACAACGCCGCCTGCGCCGCCTGTTGGCTTTGGCGCAGCGTACGGTTCGATTGGATCTGCCAGCGCTCGATGTCCGTCGTATTCGGATCGCGCAGGCGAGCTTCTTCCGCTTCGTAATCGCGATCCGCAATCGGCGCCGGCGTCGTGGGCGCGCGCGACGTATCGACCGCGCGGCCGCGGCGTTCTACCTCGGCTTCGAGCGCCGCGAGGCGGTCCGCGTCCGAAGTCGCGCGTCGGGAAGGCGTTGCCGGCTCGACGAAATCGAAGTCGAAATCATCTTCCGGAATATCAGCAGCGGGATCGCCAGCGCCAGGATCGCCGCCACCAGCACCATCATCGCCAGGGTCACCGCCCCCAGCATCGCCACCAGGGTCCGCCGGATCAGCACCGTCGACACCAGGATAGAGAAGACCGAGAAGTCGCTGCAGGAGCTTGTTCATGGCGGCCCTTACGATTGCGTGCCCGTACCGACCGACTGGATCGTGGCGGTCGTCGCGCTGGTGATGGTGACCACGAAGTCACGGAACGTGTTTTGTGCAACCGACTGCGTTCCGCTCAGCGTCCAGCCGGTGTTCGTCGTGACGGTCCAGGAAAACGCGCCGCCCGAGCTGTTGATGACGCGCAGCTGCCATGTCATCCCGACCGGGTTCGCCTGCACCACCGACGGAAGCGATGCGATCAGGTTCGCGACGGTCGGGAGGGTCAGCGCTTGGCCCGCGGCGAGCGTGCCGGTCAGGTTGAAGAACACCTGAGCAGCACCCGAGATCTGGCTGCCGACTGCGGTGAATGCCGTCGTGTTCGTTGCGGCGTTGTAGACCGCTTCCTGCAGCGGATTGACGCCGAGAATCGCATTGCTCAGCCCCGTCTGGTCGGGCAACGCGCCCTGCATCGGGATGTTGGGGATCTGCCCGGGGCCGATCGCCGGGAACAGCATGCCGATCAAAGCGGCGATTCGGGTTTTCTGCACGATGATCTCCTGATCAGGGTTCCGCACTTTTTATTCCGGTTTCCCGCCTCGTTCAAACGGCAGTCTTCGCCGGCTCCTGTTTCCGAGAGGATTTCCTCGCGGCTGCGGCGAGCTGGGCTTCAAGCTTCGCGACTTCGGCGGTCAACTCACCGAGTCGAACAGCAAGCAGTTGTCCCTTCAGGTGGATGTTTTCCATTTCCAGCCGGGCGGACCGGATCTTTTCCTGAACGAGTTGCGAATCCATCGTTTCTCCTAGCGCACACGCCGCGCGCGGATGAAACCGTTCGCGGTCATCGTGCTGGTCGTGAAGGTCGACGCGCCGACCAGATACACCGTCGTGGTCGACGCAATGCTGATGCGCTGCGACGGAGCCGCAAAGCCCTGAGCAACACCTGCGGGAAAGCTGGCGCCGAGGAACGTCTGTGTGCCCAGACCTCCGAGCGTTGCAGACGTCGTACTGGTGCCACAGTTAAATGCGGACGGGACCGTCGTTCCAGCCGGGACGAAACTGATCGTTCCGGATACGTCCCAATCGCCTGCAGTAAGGGAGATTGACGTGATGTTCGCCGGGGTGCCGCTCGTCAGCGATACGCCGGTCGCTGAGTTGGTGACGTACTCGCCCACGGTCCCGGCCGACGCGTTGCTGCCATCCGTGAACCCGCCAAGCGTCACGCCCGACGTGCCCTTACCGACGATGTACGTCGCGATGTTCGTATCGGATCCGGCGGCGGCGAGCTGCGGGGCCGCACCGGCGTTCGCGGGGTTCACCAGCAGGAAATTTGCCGCATTGCTATTGTTCGTGCACTGCAGCGCGGATACCCCATTGTTGTTCTTTATGCTCGAGAAACCCTCATCGAACTGTAGGGACATCGATTTCGCAGTCGTTTTCGCAAAACATATGATGCGGCTCGTTCCGACGCTCGATGTGCCGTACCACTGCCATGCGTGTCCGTAAGCCGTCGCGATCGCAATAGCTTGCCCTGTCGATCCATCATCGCCAGTCAGCGCGTTGGCACCGATATTGATCCCGATGTTCCACTTCGCGTTGTTGTTCTGGATGTTGATGGCGGCCGAGTTGTCCGCCTGCGTACCCGTAAACCCGGCGCCAGACGCGACCTGCAATCCGACGGTTTGTGTCGGCTGCGGCGTATACGGGTCGATCACGGTCAGTGTTGTGACATTGCGCACATCGAGCTCGGCGCCATACGCCGCGCCGGACTGCGTCGTCAGCCGGTGCGCTTCGCCGTAGAGTCCCCATACGTTCGTGGCGAACGATGTCGAGTTGTTCAGTGCGTACCCGCCGATGGCCCAGAAGTCGTGCACCTGGTTGGCATTGAGTGACTGCGCTGCGACAGTCAGTCCGATCAGGGCGTTCGCATTCTGGTTGGTGAGGATGGCGGCCTGCGAGAACTCGCTCACGCCGAACCCCAGGCCGCCCGTACCTTTTTGAAAAGTCGACAGCCAGTCAAACGGCGCGGTGCCGGCCGTGCCACTACCGGCCGTCGCATCGCCGATGAACATCCGATCGTTGCCGCGATTGACGATCGCACCGCTGTTCTGGAAGAAATTCTGCGTCGCCGATTGCGAATAGGATCCGGTCGCCGTCACGGAGGCGAGCGAAGTCGTGCCGTTCGCGGAAAGCGTCGTGAACGATCCGGCGGCGCGGGTCGTGCCGCCGATGACGGTATTGTCGATCGTCGCGCCGGTGTACGCGCCGCCGGTGAATGTCCCGGCCAACGTTCCACCAGCGCTGAAATTCGTCGCGCCATTGGCGCTCAGCGTCGTGAAAGATGCCGCGCTGCGCGTCGTTGCCCCGATTGTGACGCCGTCGAGCGTACCGGACATCGCGTGCACCGCGATCACGCTCGGGCTAGGATAGTTCCCGTTCAGGTCACCCGTGGCCGGGCCCTGCGGGCCTTGCGAGATGATCAGGTTGAGCGCCTGGGTGCACTGCTGCGCAAGCGAGTTCAGCGCCGCCTGGATCTGTTCCGGCGGTACGTCTTTGCCCTCGGCGCGCACGAAAGGCGGAACGATGCGGAATTCATCGGACATCGAGCGCCTCCAGCCGCTTGTGCAAGCACGGATAACCGAGGTGCTTGCGCCGGCTGCCGTGCTTGATCAGGAACATGCGCAAGCCGCGACCGTGCCCGCAGGAGATCGCGTATCGGTCCGCTTCGAGTTCCTGGCGTTCGCACATCTTCAGGAAGCCGTGCCAGTTCCAGAACACCGCCAGCGTGAGGAACCACATCAGGCGCTTCTCCGCATGCCAGTGCGCCTGGTGTCCGCGCTCGTGCGCGATGACCGCGGCCTGCTCCGAAGACGTCAGGTGCCCCATCAGGTCACCGGTTTGGACCGTATGCCACGGCGTCGCGCGCGCGAAGAAGTTTTTCATCGCGGCCCCGCCATCGGTGACGCAATCTGGTCCGGATGGATCATGCCGGCCGGCCCCTGCGGCCGCGGCTGCCCAGGCTGCGCGCCCGCGCGCGGCGTTCCTGCAACACCCGGCCCCGCGCCGCCCGGCACGCCGGGTTGCCCCTGCGGCTGCTTCGGCGCCTGTTGCGCCTGTAGCTTCGCCTGCATGGCTTGCTGGTGCTGCTGAACGTGCGCGCGGAACAGGCCCTGAGGATCGCCCGTGAGCTGCGCCGCCTGTAGATGCGCGGCGATGTGCGCGCGGTCGTCGTCGGCCTGATGGATCTCGGCCGGCAGTCCGTTATGCATCATCAGGTTCTCGTCCTGCGGATCGAGGTGGAACATGTTCCGCTCGTCGATCAGGATGCGCGGCGCCACCTCGGGCCCGAAGATCTGCTCCGTGCCATATTCGAGGATCGGGCCGATGTTCAGCCGCCGGCCGTCAAGCTGCTGCGGCGGGATGCCGCGCAGGACGTTCATCCACGCGATCATCTGCTGCATACGCTGCAGGTTCTGCTGATACGACGTGCCGCACCACCGGAAGAAGTAGCGCTCACCGAACGCCTGCGGCGGGATCTTCTGCAGGTTCGCGCGCGCGCCGAGCTCGCCGAGCACTTCGACCGTCAGTTCCTCGGTACGGAACTGGCGATCGAGCTCGAACATCCATTCGACCAGCGGATTGAGGATGACTTCCTCATACCGCTTCGCGTTGTCGATGATGTTCGATTCCTGCTGCTGCGCCATGGCAGCCATCTGCGCCTGGTTCTTTCGGCCAGCGGGCATCTTCCCGAGCATGGCGTCATTGACGTCCATCGACTCGTTGATTTCCTGCTTGATGCCCTGGCAGAGCATCATTGCGTCCTTGTAGAGGGCCGGGAAGTTTGCGAATTTCGTCTTGTTCGGGTCCGTCAGCCACACCGCGGCGAGGCCCACCACCATCGACTGGTAGTTCGGGCTCGACAGCGGGTCGACCATGGTGATCGGCAGCAGGCTGTACTGCGCCGAGTCCTGTCCCATGTTCCAGTAGTCATTCAGGTTCCACTGCAGGAACTTGACAGGCTCGATCTTCGAAATCCCAAAGAACGAACCCGTGATGCGCTCGATCGGAGCCGAGATGATCGGCCGTTTGCCCGACCAGAACGGGTTGCGGATGATCCCCAGGATCACATCCTGCCCGGCGAAGTACACGAAGCACGGTTCTTTTCCGTTGCCGAGATCCAGGTTCGTGTGGACCTCGTAGATCAGCGCGTACTTGAACGTGCCTTCCGTGCGGATGCCTGCGTCGCCGGTGCGCTTCTTCGGCGGAACGTATTTCTCGCGGCTGCCGTCCGGCTTTGCGAGGTTGTCGATCAGTTCCTTCGCCTCGACGCCGACGAAGACGCCCTCGTCGACGAACCGTTCCACCGCATCGATCGTCAGGCGCAGCCGGATCGCAGTCGCGGTAGCCTTCTCGATGTCATTGCAGGTCGGCGGATAGACGGCCAGATCCTCGGTGGCGAACTGAACGATGTCCGGCCCTTCGGTCGTGACGTCTTTCGATTCCTTTTCCCAGTCCCAGTCGTCCTCGTCGGCGGTAACGTCTTCGACCTCCCCGCCCAGCTCATGATCCTCGAGAATCGGCGGCTTCTTGATCAGTTCGGTGATCCTGCGCTGCGTGCGCGACCAGTCGACGTAGAGGTTCCACTGCCCGGTCACGTCGCCCGCGATCAGGTCCGCGCGCACGACATCCTTGATGGCGGCCGAGCGGATGTAATGCTCGAGTAGGCTGATCTGCGCGAACGGGATGTTGCCGTCCGGTCCGGTCGCGCCGATATGCTTGTGGTTCACGGGGAAAAGTTGCGCCAGCGTGCGCTTCACGCGCGCGTTGACGGAGTTGCGCACGGCCGGGATGTAGCACTGGGAATTGCCGGAGTACTGCTGATTCTCGTCCGGCTGGGCGTTGTAGATGGACCAGTACTCCTCGCAGCGGTCCATCTGCTCCTGCTTGTTCTGGTAGCACTTCGCGATCTTCGGGTACAGCTTCGCCGCTTCGGTATAGGCGTCGGAATCGGGCTTGTCAGCCCAGTTCTCGATCTCCTCGCCCGTCTTCTCAGCGTCGAGCGCCCGCGCGTCCAGCGTCTCGACCGCGGGCTTGTCGTCCTGCTTCTTCGGCTTCTTCGAGCGGGCCATGGAAGGATCAGCCGATCACCTTGCCGGCGAGCTTCTTCGCCAGCGAAGAGCCGGTGCCACGATCGCGCGGCGTGCGCTTCGGGCGATCGTCATCGTTCGGCTTCTTCGAGCTCTTACCGAAGAACTCGCGCACATCGCGCGACTCGGAGCGCGTGCCCTGGAATTCGCGGGGCTTCTTCACGATCACAGACCCGGCTTCGACATTTTTTCGCGCATCGGGCCGCCCGACATGCGTTCGCCGACCTTCTCCGGCTTGCCGTACGCGCCGCCCTGCTGCTTGCCCTTGTAGAAGTCCGACGGGCGCTGCGACGGCGCCTTGGGCGTAATTTTGCGATCGACTGCCATGTTCATCTCCGCGGCAAAGTGGTCAGATAGCTCACACCCTGCGGGTTCACGCCCGTGTTCACGCCTTCCGGCAGGACGTCCGCTTGCTGCGAGCAGATCACGTACACGGCCGCTTCGAGTCCCTCGACGAGGGTACGGTGCGGACCAGTCTCGGGGAGCGTATTCCGGTTTCCCGCGCGGTCGACCGGGTAGTTGTAGCCGCCGGCCATCGCATTGAGCGTATGCGTGGCGCCTTCCGTATCGACCTGGAACAGGCGGCGCGCCTTGGCCTCGGTGCGGATCAGCGGCGACAGCGCGCCGCGCGCGACGTTCACGTACGCGCCGCGCATCGGGTACATACCCGCGGCGCGCAGCGCCGGCACGATCGGCATGCGGTCGGCCTGGTCGAGCACGTCGGCCGGCAGCCACGCCGTCACGCGTGCGCGCGGGAACGCGGCGCGCACGAGCTGCGCAATGTCCGGCACGGCCTCCTTCGGAGGGACGGGCGAGATCCAGTCCGCGACGACCACGACGCGCTGCCCCTCGATGCACAGCAGCGCCGCGGTCGTCTCCGTACCGGTGGCGTTGAACGCGAGCGCGAGCGGATGCTGCTGACTGGGCTCGTACTCGCTCACCAGGTTCCACTGTCCGAAGTCTTCGTACACGGGCGCCCCCGAGAACACGCGTTGGAAGTACGCGAGCGCGTTCAGGATGTCGCGCCGCCCGCTGGGGAAGTTCAGGATCTCGGCAACGAGCTTCGGATGCGCGCCCTGCCCGCCGACCAGCACGATGTCGCCGGCCTCGAAAAAGGGCTGCATGCCCATGATGAACTGCGTCTTGTCCCGGTCCTGGGGGGCAGTAAGCGGGCGAAGCGCGAGCGTCACGCCGCGGCGGAGCATCTCCGCGCGCATCGGCTGCAGCAGCCATTCGTCGAGGGAGTTCTTCTCGATCGCAACGGCCGCGTCGCCGTACCGAGCCGACGTCTTGAACGCGTCTTCGATGACCTCGTCCGGCTTCCAGAATTCACCGGACGAGGCATGTACGTAGATCTTCGTGCCAAGGCGGCTGACCACGACTCGCCCGGTACGGTCGCTCTTCTTCACGTCCGTCGTCCGTGCGGGATCGGTAATCACGACCTTCGGCAGCCAAGGCGCCGGGTCGACCGCGCATTCCCGGATATGCTCACTCTCGAACGGCTTGTCTTGCGAGCCGATCGCCATGAGCATGTACTCCTGCATGAAGCCCCGGAGTTGCCCCGCCCGCTCCATCTCGTCGCGCTTTCGACGGACCCAGTCCATCGGGTAGCGCTCCGGCCACAACGCCCGCGTCTCAGGATCGTCGATGTCGCCGTTGCAGATCGGATAGCGTCGGCTCGTCCAGTCCGGATTCTCGCGAAGCCGGGTGATCATGCAGTCCTCGGCCAATGGCGTGCCGGTAACCCTGATCTTGCCCTTGACCTTGTCCATCGCCGGAATCAGCTCGAGGTAGAGCTTGCGCATCGAGGCGTCGACCGCAGCCTTGTCCTTGACCCGCTCCTTGTTCTCGATGTCGTCGAGGTACGCCCGATCCGGCCGGATGTCGCGCCACTTGAAGCCGCGGAATTCTTCCTCCCAGCCGTGAGCCTCGAGCAGGACGCCGTTCGAAAGCTCCATCTGGTGCTCGTTCCAGACCCGCCCCGGCTCCTTCAGCCGGCCGAAAAGGCCCTGCAGCTTCGTGTTTCGGGTCGCCTCGAACTTGATCGCCTCGAGACGCTGGCAGGCCTTTGTGTACGTCTCGCCGATGATCAGGCAGTACCCGAAGTTGCCGAAGCACGCCTCGATCAACAGGTGCTCCTCGGACAGCGTCGATTTCGCCCCCTCCCGAAACGCCTCGATCAGCACCCACTCGTCCGCACAACGCCATAGGTCCATGACCTCGACGTGGAACGCCGGCGACGCCTGCGGATGACGATGCGGAAATAGCATCGCGGAACCAAGCGCGCGATCGTCCGAGATCGCCTTCAGCAACGCTCCATTGGTCAGGGCCATGACTTTCCTCCTCGCGGAGGATCATCAATGTTTTTCCCGTGCGCAGATTGGAGAGGTGGTCTGCGAAATTTCGTCACCCCAGTCCGGTGGCCCCTGGTGGTCCCAGAGTTATGTTTTCGTAAGACAAAGATGAGAATTGATCTCATCCGCTGCTGATAATACCCCGTTTCGACCGATAGCAGCCATTATGTCAAATCGAGATGCACCGCACCAACTCAATAAAATCAATCACTTGCGACATTTCCGCAGTTGGTCGATACGCTGATCTCGGCGAATGCACTGCAACATGTAAGCCTTTGAATGTGACAGAAAGGTATTTGAATGGAATGAGGCAGAGCGGGAAACGCGTGTTTTTGAGGCACGCAGGACACCCTCATCCTCCATTTCTCATCCCTTTCTGCCGTATCCGCCTGAGCCTTTCCACGCGCGTACGTGCGCGCACGCGAGGGATTGTCTTCGCTCAGCCTACGTTCATTCGAAGCCTGCTACCGTCTCAGCTGGCAACCGCCAACTCCCTTCCCCGCTATGGAGACGGAAACATGCTCACGTACAACGACGAACTGCTCAAAGCCCGCATTGACGCTCTGGAGACGGCAGTGTTCGAGATAGCTCGCCACGAGCCTGACGTATTGAAGAAAATTCACGCCATCCTACGCATGAAGTACAACCTAGCCGTTGAGCAGCAGAACGCTGCTTCCCAGCCGGCGGGATTTCAAACTGTCGTCCATACGAACTTCCCACCAGCGCGGAACAAAGAAGCCGAGGCGGCTCAGGTCCAAGCTCTCGGGGACCTGCTGAAGAACCTCGGGGCAAATTGATCGGGATGTCCCCGGCGTCAAGACTTTCCGGGTAACGCCGTTAAGATGGGTAGAGATAGGAGGATCACATGCTCTACGCCATCTTGACGCCGGAAGAGGAAGCGCCTCTCGGGTACTTCGATTCGCCTGAGGCGCCGACAGCCGAGGAACTGGCTGATTACCTCGCCGAAGAACTCGGCTTCTCCGATCGGGACGCTTGGATGGACGCGTATGGCGTCGAGCGAATTGGCTTCGCTCCGGTTCACTGAGAGCGTGTGAATCGACTTAGCTCTTGTAGCCGTACTTCTTCGCCGGCGCCTCTTTGATCGTCGTAATTGGTCTCACAACGACGCCCTCGGGAAGATATTGTTGGATATGAGCCAACGTCGCTTGTTCATCCAGATCGCTTTGGAATACAAGTATGTACTCGCCAAGGCCAATTCTGGATAAACGAACAAAGCCTACGATGCCGCTGAGCGTCTGCGCGACGCTCGCTTCATTTTGTTCCGTGATCCCGGTTACGACGAATGTGTAAATAGTCATTGGTGGTCTCCATTGGTTCGGCCAAAGCCAACCGGATTCTATCGTGCGGTTATTGACGTGTGCTCAACCGTACGGTGCCGATAGCGTGACGGAGACCGATGGAACGGGCGCAACCTCCCACCCGCTTTTTTTGAAGCGTTGCTAGGTCGCGGCGGGTATATCCGGCTTGGTCGACCTGCTGCGCCTTGGTGCGTTCAGCCATTCCGGTCGGTCCTGGCGGTGCGACTCCGCCATTCAGCCACGTTTATCGAGCTGGCGCGACACCAGTTGTTCGGGCCTGGGCTAATGGGCCCCCGTCGGACGTTTCTTCTATCCCGCGCTGCCTATTTGCGGCATCCGCTTCGTTGGCGATCTGGCAGACGCGACACACCCACCTATTCCCTTTCGCTTCGCGCAACATCTCGACGATGTTCAGTCGCCAGAGGCGCTTGCATTGCGGGCAGATGGAAGATTCGAGGCGCATTCCAGAAAAGAATGCCCGGACTCGCCGGGCAAATCACCGTAGTGAAGGAGACGCGACCACGTTAAAGCTGTTTCCCTCGCTGAACGATGCCGCACATGATCTGGTGCAGTTCGGCCGGCGTGACCTCGTCGCGATCCCCGGTGATCACGGGCAGCGGCTTTTTCGTCCGAGCGTAGAGCAGGATTACGCCGCGTCTGATACCTCGAGCCCCGCTCGATTTGGCGTAGGAGATGGAGTTGGCGATGCACGTGTAGCCTTCGTCAGTCAGCGCCGTGAGGTATTTCGAGATCGTCCCCCGCGGCACGCCAATCTGCAAACCGAGACTCGCTTGGGTCAGCATGCCCTGCTGCTCGAGCAACTCGCAGATGCGGTGGCCGACGAGATCCGGATTGGACAGGTTACGTAGCGAGATCATGCTTCAGCTCCGACCCAGGACAGCATCACGCGATCGAGTTCCGTCGGCGCTGGAATCCGGAACGGTGTTGAAACACGCTCCCCGTCGCGCCGCCTGCTCTCCGCGATACGCGCGGACTTCGGCGCGAGCGGCACGATGCCCGGGATCGGCTTCTTTGTACGCGTATAGCGCTTTGGGATGCCGGCCGCGGAAACGAATCCCGCTGCGGCCAATGCATCGAGCTGGCGAGCCGTCGCCCGCGCATGGATGCCCCGCGCCTCGGCGATTTCGTTGATAGTCATCGGACTGCGGCGTGCGAGCAGTTCGCAGATGCAGCGCTGCGCGGATCCCTCTCGCTCAATCTGCCTCATGCCTCAGCCTCCTGGCCGGCACGGCTGAACGGCAGATACACGTACGGCCGGCGGCTCTCGCTCGGACCGAACTGCATGCATTCCCGGTTGAAGAACAGCGCGAGCGACCGGCGCTGCGTTTCGCCGTTGCGCGCCTTCAGCAGCGTCAGGAACGCGTCCGGCTCGTCGACACTCTCGTCGTCCTGATCCTTCTGCGCCGACCAGACCGAAAACACGTTGTCTGCAGCGTCCGTGATCTTTCCGCTGCCGCCGACGTCCATCTTGCCGGGGCTGCGCTTTTCGTCCTGGCCCTTGCGCGGGTGAGCGACGAGGTGCACATGAACGTTGTACTGGCGCGCGAAGTTGGCGAGCAGGCGCATCGCTTCCTTCTGAGCCGTCATCGCGCCGTGGCCGTCCTCCGGGACGTCGGTCATCATCAGGCTGTCGATCACGAAGTGGCGGATCCCGTAGCGTTTGAAGCCGTACGTGAACACCGTCACGAGGCGCTCGATCGCCGCGACCCCGACCAGATCGAAGACCCACATCCGATCGCGCAGCCACGCGCCCATGTGGTCGAGATACTCCGGCGCCGGCCGGTCGAGGCCGCCCAGTTGCTTCGCGAGCCGCTTGCCCTGCATCTCCGGCCGCATCTCGCCTGAGAAGACGCACGCGCGCTCACCCTGGCACATCAGACCGATGAGCACCTGGCCAAGCAGCAGCGACTTGCCGTGCCCGTTGATGCCCGTCCAGACCGTCACTTCGCCCGGGCGGAACTCGAACCACAATTCGTTTCGGCCGCAGAACGACAGGTACGGGAAATTCGATTCCTCGTGCGCCGGGTAGAACATCGATTTGACGTTCGACCAGAAGCGATCGATCGACTTGAGCTCGTCCGGATCGAAGCCTGATGCCTGATCGCAGCAGCGGCGAAAATCCTCTGCCCTGGCGCCGGCGAGCAGGTATTCGTTCGCATCCTTCGATTCGCCGAAGAACACGACGCGGCAACGCTCGATGCCGAGGCGGTTTGCGACCTCCTGAGCCCCCTTCCGGCCGGCCTCGTCGTTGTCGTAGCAGAGCAGGATCTCGCTGAAGCGCTCGAGGCGCTCCCAGTCGCTGTCGATCCACTGGTGGTTGCCGGCGCCGGCGTTCACCGACAGCGCCGGAATACCCACCTGATGCAGCGTCATGGCGTCGATCTCGCCCTCGGCAATCGCAATGACGCGCTGGGCCGGGTCGATCAGGTTCCAGCCGAACAGACACGGCTCGGCGCCGGCCTCCTGCCGCATGTCCTTCTTGTCCGCGATGTTCCGGTACTTGGCATTGATGAGCTCGCCGCCGCGGAGGTACGGGAAGACGATGTGCGTCTTCGGCCCGTTGGTCTGCTCGGCGACCTTGAATGCCTGGACAGTCTCGGCAGTGATGCCGCGGCCGCCGAACCATTCGTCGAGCAAGCTAGTCGGCCGCGTCGCCTTCGGCCGCGCCGGACGTTGATACGTCGGCGCCTGACGCTTCGGCATGTCGTCGCGGACGCCGAGGAACTGCTTCGCCTCGCGCATCGCATCAGCCACCGACAGCGACCGGCATGCGCACCAAAGGTCCAGAAGATCCCCCGCCTCGCCGCTGGCGAAATCCTTCCACACGCCGCGCTTGGCGCCGCTGAGGCACACCGACAGGCTCTGCCCCTTCTCGCCCGCCGTGCTGCCGGATTTCCACTCCTTGCCCGACTTGCGACCGTTCGGCAGCAAGTGCTCGACGATCGCCTGCGCGTTCTGCGCCATCAGTTCGGCCAGTTCTCGCGCGTTCATGCTCGAGCTCCCTGACGGACGCCGTTGGCCCAGAGATGAGCGGTTCGCTCACTGCAGCCGGCGTTGGTGGCCTGCCACTGGTACGTGAAGCCGGCGGCCTTCCACCATGGAACGGCCTCGCCGTCTCCGGCGAAGAGATCGCCCTTCGCGCCGGGCTTCGCGAATTCTTCGAAGTGCCGATCACGACCGAAGAACGTCGACGCTTGCTTGACGTACGGCGTCCCGACGTTCCCTGCAGCCTTCATCGCCGCAGCGTAGGCGACCACTGCCGCGACTAGCACTCCCGGATCGATGCCTTCACGGATCCGAGCGTTCCAAGCCCGCTGAGCTGCCTGCTTCGAATTCGAGCCTTCACGTTTCGGATACTGCTGCCACGCTTCGTCGAACTTTTCGTCGACGACATCGCGCTTGGCTGACGTGTCAGCCGTACTCTTTGATGTAGTCTCTGTAGTAGTCTTTGTCTTATTAACGACTTGCGCTTTCGCTGCCCCGCGGACTGCGGAATCAGCCTCCCCCGAAATGCGCTTTCCGCAGTTCGCGGATTCCAACATCTCGTTCAAACGATCGAGGTCGATGCGGTAGTACACGCGATGTTCGAGCCGCTTGTTTGTCTCGACTAACACCCCTCGATCGACGAGTTGCTTCCGGGCGGTCGCCTGCTCGCGATAGGTCATGCCGGTTTCAGCTTCGATTTCCTCGACGGTCTTGTACACGCCAAGTTCGGACGCGGCCTTGTCCTGCCAATAGAAGATCTGGCTGAAGAAGAGGACGGCATTGACGCTGCCGAGGTGCTTCACGAGGCCCGGGTAGTACGCAACGGGGTGCCCGAGGTCGAGCAGGTAATCGGTGGCGGCCATCAGTGCCTCGACAAACGGAAGAAGTCATAGACGCGCTGCGCGCTCTGCAGCGACAAGAGGCCTGCGCCGTATGCCCACATCAGGGCGCGTTTGATGATCGTTCTCATCGGCTCAGCCCCCGAGCGCGCTCCATCCGAGCAACCTGGACGGAACTCCGTGCAGATATCTCGGCTTGCATCTCGAGCCAGCGCAGTCGACGCGTGGCCGAATCACACGGCGCTTCGATTAAGCGCCCGAGCTCGGCGATGCGCCGTTCTCGCGCCTCGTCATCAACAACTGACCGATCATGATTAACGGCTTTCATGCTTACCACCTCTGCCCAAAATCCAATAAGGATTCCTAATTGGCAATAAAAAAGCCCCGCGCTTTGGGGGAAGCAGCTGGTCAGGCTGAACGGCTTGCCGGACAGGTTCGGCTCACCTCTTCCCCCGAAACACGGGGCGCCTGTCTAATTCGCCGATGACCAGTCGACGTCCATAGGCTACTTCTGTTTCCCGGCCAAGCAGCGCCCATCAATGCACGCCGGTGACGCAGTTGTCGCAGTGGAACCGAGCTGTGATTTCACGCCGCCTCCTGCTGTTCCTGAGGAGCGGCGTACCCAAGCGGATCCGCCAGCCAGCGATGCACTTCGGCGTTGCTGTAGCAGGAATGCGTCCGGCTCATCCGGATCGGCTGCGGAGCCTTGCCCGCGAGCCCCAGCTTTCGCCAGGACTCGCGGCACATCGGAATAAAGGGCGCGATCTGAGACCACTTGGACAGGCCGATAGTCGGCAAGACAAGCGGAACAGAGCTGCCGGAATCGTCCGGTCGCTTGGTTTTCATTGGCACGGTTGAGGCTCCATCAAGTTCACTCCGGATACGCGGGTAGCGCTGGCCACCGAATCAAGCGTCCGGACAAGCATGCGGTACGGCGCGTACTTTGCCGCCCCGCCACTTATCCACAATAGATTTACCAAGAATCTTTGCCAATTATAAGACACAATATCGTGACATCACAAAGATCTTCTACCGTAGATTCAAAAAGATTCGTATAGTGACGGAATGGCTACCAAACAATCCACCGCATACCCGCTGCGCATGCCTGACGACCTTCGCGAGAAGATCGAGGCAGTTGCGCAGGAGTCGGGCCGAAGCGTGAACCAAGAGCTCGTCCAGCGCCTTTCGGATAGCTTTCATTCCGGCAGGAGCTTGCCTAAGTCCGTGACGGAGGTCATTGAAAAGGCTTCCGAAACGAGCGGCCGTCCTTTCGATGACCTTTTGCTCCGCTACATCGTCGTCGGAATGCAGGCCGATCCACTGAAAGCGGCGGCAGACGCCGCGCTTATGGCCGAGCGACACCGCGGCGCCGCTATGGAGCAACTGCTCCTTCGGACGGCAGACGCGCTTCATCATTTGGCCGAGAAAGTGACCTCGATTGAATTTACGCCGGAGGTTCGTGGTGAATGGCAGCAGAAGTTCTCCATGCTGACCCATGACATCCTCCGCCTGGTTCGGAGATGATCCGAGCGACGTGTCGGCTCGCTTGCGCCACTTGAAAAGCTCGATCCGCGAGAGGATCGGCTCGGTCGGCTGACAGGAATCGGCCTGCGCTGCTGTCTTCTTCACGTTCGCTCACCGTTGGTGGAGTTGGTGAGCGAATACTATGATTCGATGTGGTTTATAGAAAGGGACGTAAATCCAATGTTTTATGATCCGGAATCACAAGATGACTTGAGCAAATCCGGAACAAAAAATGCACCAATTCTATTCCGATTCAGATAGAGCCTGAGATAGCAGGGCTTCCAAGTACGGGGTGCTGTATGCCGCCAGAGCCTCGGGCGCTACTGTCTTGCGGATTCGTTCAGCCAAACTGACGTTGTACTCGTTCGGAAACAGTGCGACACCGATGATTTGATTCGTAAGCCGCACGCCCTTCACCTTCCCCCATAGTGTAATGTCCAAGTACGCTAAGATTCTATTTCGATGCCACCGATCAAAATCCGACTGGTCGAATCGCCCCTTAAGATCAGGAACATTCAATGCCGCCCGAGTCGCACGAAGCCATACTTTAAAATCGGCAACGAGCTTCTCCTCAGATGAAAAGAGGTCTACATTTACGGTCACCTCGCCGGAAAGTTCTACCCCCAGATCTGTCAGCATTTTCCATGCTGGCACGTCTAATACTTCATGCGCTTTTTTAGCAGCATCGTCATTACTATTCTTTATTTCGCCGTTCATGTCCTCTTGCACGATGGCGTGTGCATCGATATATTTTTGATCCCGATCTCCATACGCCTCCAGGCTCCAGCCACCAAAGAGAAGTTCCAAGGCAGTCTGATCTCTGACTTGCGATCTGAAAACATTTTTCGAAAACCCTTCACCATCTTCGATCTTTCTGACCGGCACGATCGGATTTTTTAGTATATATTCAACCGACCTATTTAGCTCATCATAATAATAATCATTATGCTTTTCAAACATTGACCTTCTGAGCGCCCGATACATAAGATTGTTGTACCAGTCACCAATGCCAAATGCAGCGCAAGCATCATATTTATTTATATCGAACGTGCTTGGCAGATCGGATAGTTGAAATCTTGATTCATTTTCCATATGCACCCTCACGCATCCTTATGAGAGGAACCGCGCCAACAGGGTAAGGGAGCCCTGCTTTCGCCCCGTCGAGCTAGGCGCGGTTATAACTGTCAATATCCTTCCGCTTCGTGCTTTGTCAGATCCAGCGCCGTATTAGGTGCCAATGCAAAGATTTCAGTGAATCTAGACGCGTGCTGACACGGGGCCGTTCTATCGACCAATTGGACATCGCGCTCCAGGATGAAGATCCGATCCACCCTTTCAATCGCTTTCCACACGTGCTCTCGGACCAGCCCATGCTCTACTTGATATCCAATCAGCAGCGGTCTTCCCCCGGCAGTCAAGCCATACACCCGGCCCTCCATCACATGAGTTCTGTCCAACTCGTCGATATACGCTACTACGCATCCACCTGGTAAAAACGCTCTAAGTTCTGCGTCGGCTGTAGCGGGATTTTGAGTGCGTGATGCCAGACTCCGATATGGAAACGCATCGATCCATGGACGTTCAAACGCCGGCGTCGGCTTTTTCTGCGACTTTCTGGACTTCGTCATCATTCCCCCCGCTCTGCAGTCGACAGTGAAAGAACGCGCGTGCGCTCGGTCACCCAAGCGTCACGGTCCTCGTTAGCAAGCATATTGTGCTGCAAGCTGTACTCGAGCGCCGACACGATCCGGCTGCGGCCGTATGGGTCGATCCGATCAGCGACCGCCAAGCACTCGCGGAGCGGCATCGTGTCGATTCGCCCGTCACAGCGCATGAGTTGAAAAATGGCCGGCGCCCCATCGCAAAGCAGCGTGTCGCCGAGCCATTTGAGTGTGCTGGCCGGCACGCGAACGTCAGTCATGACGCACCTCCTTGCCATCGCACGCAATAGCCGTGACAGCGGCATCGAGCAAGCCCTTGGCTATTTCAACAGCCGTGAGAACGGCATACAAATGGCTCGAGCTTGCGGCGCTATTGGAGGCAGTCTCGTTCAACACGTCGCGTGCGATCGCCAGATGACAGGACGAGGCTTCCAGGGCATCTACCAGCGGCAAGCCTGCAGTGATCGACAGAAAACTGGTCACTACACTGCTGCCGGAAAGCAGCTCGGGAGCGGTCTTCAGCGCACGAACGTCAGTCATGGCACACCTCCACAGAATCGTTCGCGCGCTTGGCCAATTGCAGGCCTTCCACCATTCGATCCGCAACTTCGGTCAGGTACTTTCCGATGAGCTCGGACGCGTTCAGCAGGCCCAAGTGAGCTGCTTGCCCGAGAGGCTCAGCGTTCGACATTTCCGGCTCGCAGCTGCTGTTATGAACCAGCCGAGAGATTGTCGCGATCGCATCAGATGCGCGGTACACGTCCGCGATGAGGGTCGCCGGAACCATGGCGAACGCGTCGTCGTCGGCGACCCAATGGTCACTCGTCAGCGCGCCGCGAAACGTCGGATCGGTGTAGTCAGGTGTGGAGGAGGAAACAGACTGGGACTGAACGGTAGACATGACGGCTCCTTCGTTTGAGGAACCTGCCCTATCCGTCGCCAAACGGAGGGGTGGGCAGGCATACAGCGAGGTTGGCGAACCGGAACGAAGGAACCGGCAGACCCGAAGGTCTCCCCACTGCTGCCCGCCCATAAAAGGAGGACGCAATGATACAACGGACGAAAAAATACCGCCTAGGGCGGCGGTCTCATCCGCCTTCGTTCCAGGTCGCCAAACCCGGCGCTTGTTGTTTCAAGCGCAATACAACTGTAGTTCCACGGCTTGCGAACGTCAAGTCACATTTCGACGATGCGAGCCATTTCATGGCCCTACATCTACAATCGCCACAACAATTTACTTCAGGTCTACATAACAACCCATCAAAAATAGTAGCGGTGCTATTGCTCCATCACGACACCTGAGACATCAATGTCTCAGGCTCGACGGTCAAGTGCATTTGACGGAACGAGTACAGCGCACTGAACTCCGCGCTGCGAGACCACCCGCCACTCGACACGCGTCGCTTCAAATTGATTCTTCTGATGAAAAACTTGAGCCGGTCGTTCAAATCCATCACGGCCGCCTCGACCAAAAAATATCCTGTTGGCCCCTGCGTCACGAGAGCGCAGGCTCACATAGGAGCATTGATGATGAAGTCGAAGAAGGAGCAGATTAGCCGTCGCGCGCAAGTTGTCGATTTGATCAAACGCCAACCCGGCATCACGTCCGCAGAAATTGCAGACAAGCTCGGATTGGAAAGTTCCACCAAGGTCTCAACCTCCGTATGGCCGGCTGTAAGAGCCGGCCATGTACTCGTCGAGCGTATTAACCGAAACGGTCAGACCATGAATGCGCACTACATGTCTGATGACGTGCCGCCCGACGCCGTAGAACGTATCCAACAGAAAATCGTCGACGCAAAGAACGTCATTCCGATCGCGAAATCAGATGATGCACGTACCAGCGTGTTCGACACTAAGCGACTGAAAACGAAAAGCAAGTCCAGCGTCGCGAAGACTGCCCCGGCAGCACCCCATACTACGACTCCGATCCAGAAGATGGGGCCTACGGGATTCGCCTGCGCGGTGACAAACGACGGCAGCCTGGTATTGATGCGCGAAGGGACGATCCAGTTTTCCCTCTCAAGCGTCGAGGCGACGACGTTGCAAAGCTATCTGGTGAAGCGGGCAGCCGCCAGCCTCTTCGCGAATATGGCTTGAGGATGCCGGCGACACTGCAGGCGTAATCATTTGATTCGCTCGGAGCGTCGAGCCACAACAGTGGCTCGAGTTCCAGTTGCACTTAGTTCCCTGTCGCCGACTTGGGCGCCCCGTTCGACGCAACGGCAGGCGATTGTGGCTTATCAGGCTGCTTGCCAGGCTGCACCTGCCCCTCGGTTAGCCGGTGGCTGTCGGCTTGTGCCTGCGCTTGCTTCGTGCCAAGCTTCACAGCGTTGTCGATCGAGTATTTGATCAATTCGATCAAGTCTTCGCGCTTCAGTACCGTCCCGTCAACCTTGTGGTTCAGTTGATTCATCGCGATGATGCAGATGTTGGATAGTGCCGTGTCCAAGAACGTCACCGCATTGTCCTTATCACTGAGTAGTTTGACGTTTTCCAGTACGCGATTTACCGCATTGATGTCTCCGCTCTCGCCGAGCAGCTTTGGGAGCGTTGCTGACAACCCTGTCTCGCGATCTTGACTCTTGAATGCTGCGGCAGCTTCAAAGCATCCTTGCCCGTGCCCATCGAACAGCGCAACGTTGTTGTTCGCGTTCCAGGCAACAATTGTCGTGTTGCGATCACCAGTGTCTTTCCCACCACCGTCAGTAGTAACAAAACCTCTGTCCGTAACCATAAGACCAGAAACTAGCGGACGATCCGATGTACATGCTGTTAGTGCCAGCACTACCCCCAATGTAGCGATTGCGGTGCGGTTCATCACTTGTCCTTTTTCGTTTTTGACTCATCGATCCCCATACAGCACGGTCTCCCAGCAGTTCTTCCTGGGCCTATCAAGCATATACATGGATCAGGTCATCGCAACCGTGGAGACCTAGTGCTTTCCCGACAACACCTAGTGCGGAAGACGATCGTGGGTGCGCACGCTTTGTCTGCAAACCCACGCGTGCTTGCGGACGCGATATTCCACCGAGTGCACAAATAGAACACAAGCCGCGCGCCGCTCACGAATCCGTCTTGTCGGCCAAAGTTCCTTGATATGGTCCGACCACCATATCGTCAGCCGGGCAAACCTGCAGCATCGCGCGCGCCGCCTCGACGCTCGACGTCATCAGCCACTCATCCCAATCGTCGGGCCGCAGGATCACGACCGAGTGCTTCTCGTTACCCCGCTGGTGCATGTGCTGCGCGAGGAGATCAGGCAAGCGGGGATGCAGTAGTGTCGGGCGAAAGATCAGCGTGTGGCACAGCGCAGATGTCGATCCGCGTCGAGCAGCCAAGTGCTCTTGTCGACGACTCCTGCCATACATGCCTCGATTACCGTGACTGCACGCGATCTAGTTGCTCAAGAGATTCGCTAACGACGTCGAGAATGTGCCGAATCATTTCGTCGTCAGACATGCCGGCATCGACGTACTCTTGGACAGACATTGTTCGTGGCCGATACGAACTTCCATCGCTATCGACGATGTAAATCTTGGCTACCACTTCCTCAGGTTGCAGCACGACTTGGACGGTTTTACCGGAGACGACGGCTTGCGCGGACAAGTTGGACATCGTCTGCTCCATTCGAGACTGCCACAGGACCCATCAATCATAGCAGTGGCACCCGGTTCATCAAGGTCTACCGTCATCTGATATGAAGTGGTGGACGCGGTATCCGATAGGCTGCGACTACCGTACGGGTCACTGTCGTGTACCGTCGACCATGAACCAGACGCTCGCTTCGGGCAAAGCCATCAAGGGACGCGATAACGACGCGCCGCACGACGGACACTCGTAGTGCTCTTCGAACGGGCGATTGTTGCGCATGACCACTCCGACCAATTCGAGGTGCTGCGCTTCCCGGCTCGACGACTCGCCGTGCAGCGCGACGCATGCAGCACACGGTACTTCGTTCATTGGGCTGGTTGGAAGGAATTGCTCGGCATACTGGTTCGAGCGTGGGTGCTGTACGGGGTCACGCTACGGCGCCATCATCGCGCAGCCCGCCGGGTGTGAAAAGCCCCGCTCGGGGCGGGGCTTCTAGAAATCTTCGAGTGCTCCGAATAGCGACGTGATGCCGGCTATGGTCAAGATCAGTCTGTTTCCAACCAACAGATCATGCAACAGAGCGCTAGAAAATAGTGCAAGGCTAAGAATTCCAAGGGGTATGAGACTCGTACCCGAAGCCAGATCAACCGCAGTGGCCTTACAAAAGAACGACCCATATAGGGATGGCCACACATTGTTCTGCTTTCGATGGGTCCTTACTCGCTTGCCCCATCGAGCCATAGCCCAAACCACACCACCCACACCAGACGAAATGTCCAGCCAGTTTCCATCCCAAAACGGAGCAACCATACGAAGTGCCGATTCACACAACGTGGCAGAGTTTCAGCGCGGCCAGACCAGCGCCTGCAAGCGCACCGCAGGTCCGGAGATCTATGGGCGAATGTACGCCGTGAAGAAACGTCCCAACTACCACGGCTCCCAGTAGCGCAAACGAGGCAACTATCCTCAGACGATGGAACATTGTTCTTGCAGCCATAGTGTGCTCCCGCGGTCGTATGTCCGTTTGTGGTGAATTTGGCTACGAGTGGCCAAATCTTGCTACTCAAGACATCCCGATTCTACCGGAAATTTTCCACAGGAGATGTGGATAACCCTGTGGAAAACCCTTCCTGCCCCCCGGCAAATGTGACAAGCCTTGGCTGAGGGGCAATCGTCTGCCGGCAAGGTCACCGGAGCCATTGTTCCAGCGAGCCGATGGCCGCATGACGCCTTCCGTTCCCAGTAAAGCAGCGATCCGACATGCCTCGGAGTGCACTTACCGAAGATAGTCCGCCCACCACTGCATCATCTTGCGGCGCTCGGGCAGGTACTCCGCGTGGTTGTAGGCTGCCCGGACGCCGTCGCGCTCGCTATGAGCCAGCTGACGCTCGATCCAGTCCCGGTTGAAGCTGTGCTCGTTTAGGATAGTCGACGCGAGGCCACGGAAGCCGTGCCCCGTCATTCGTGAGTGGTAGCCCATCCGGTACAGGGCGTATAGGATCGTGTTCTCGCTCATCGGCTTCTTGGAGCTCGACCGACTCGGGAACAGGAACTGGCTGTGGCCGTTCAGTTCGCGGAGTTTCGCGATCACCTCGAGGGCCTGTTTCGACAGCGGCACGATATGCGGCGTGCGCATCTTCATCTTCTCGCCCGGGATGCGCCACTCTTTCTTCTTCTCGTCGATCTCGGTCCATTCCGCGAACCGCAGTTCACTCGTCCGGACGAACGTCAGCGCCATGAACTGCAGCGCCAGGCGCGTCTGCAAGTCGCCGTCATACGCGCTGATCTTCTGCATGAGCTCCGGCAGCTCGGCCTCGCTCACGCGCTTCATGTGCACGACGGTGCGGGTCTTCAGCGCGCCGCGGAGATCGGGAGCGGGGTCGCGCTCTGCCCGGCCGGTGGCAATGGCGTATCGGAAGATCTGGCTCGTTGCCTGAATAGTCTTGTGTGCGAGCTCGATCGCGTCGCGCGCCTCGATCTTCCGTATCACCGCCAACAGCTCGGGCGCCGTAATCTCGGCGATCGGCCGCGCACCGATCGCGGGAAACAGTTCGCGCTCGAGCAGCTTCATGATCCGGTCCGCGTGTCGTTCGCTCCATGCCCCCTTCTTCTGCTGATGCCACTCGCGCGCGATGGGCTCGAATGAGTTCTCGCGGTCCAGGCTGCGCTGAGCCTTCACGCGCTTTTTCTCGTGTGAGGGATCGAGGCCGCCGCGCAACTGCTCTTTAATCTCGTCACGGGCCTTCCGCGCAGCCAGCAAGGTGACAGCCGGATAGACCCCGAGGGCCATCCGTTTCTCCTTGCCGTCGATGCGATACTTCAACCGCCAGTACTTGGAGCCATTCGGCATGATCTCGAGGTACATGCCCTGGCCGTCGGCCAGCTTGTAGGACTTTTCGCGGGGCTTGGCCGCACGAACGGCGACATCGGTAAGGGGCAT